TAATTTAGCTAGGCCTCTACATACCGCTATCTATAACCACATTTCACGTTTCAAGTGGCTTTTACGAGGGGATGCTAAGCCGCGAAGGTTTGCTGATTTTTCGCCTCAACCAGGTCAAGTTTTTGTCAGTGGCGACTATGAATCTGCTACTGACAATCTTAATGGTTGGGTTCAACGTGAGTTGTTGGACTTAATCCTTAACCAGGCGACTCAGATCCCGAGAGGGATTGCAGACCTTGGTAGACAATTACTCCGGACTCCCATGCAGTGGGAGGATGATGGCCCAGTTGTTTATCAGGAGCGTGGACAATTGATGGGAAACTTGATTAGCTTCCCCCTCCTCTGCCTCGTCAATTACCTGGCATTCAGGTATTTTTCGGGGTCGAGTGGACCCGTTCGCATCAACGGGGACGATATCGTTTTTCGTAGTACCCCTGCGGAATACGAACGTTGGAGGGATGGAGTTAATCGATCCGGTCTAGTCCTTTCACCCGGGAAGACGATGGTTGATCGTCGTTACTTTTCATTGAATAGTACTCTTTTCAAAGCTTTTGATCGAAGAATTGATATAGTACCTTGTATCCGTTCCTCCGCTTTCGGCCTTCGGACCGATTGTGGCGGAGTGGAAACTCTGCGAGGGAGATACAGTTCGTTCTGCCCTGGTTTCTTTGGATCCAGGCGATCATTGCTTCGGATTGAGTTCTTGAAATGGAATGCTAAGTACATCCTATCTTCGGATAGGTCTGTTTCCCGTGGACTAGGTCTCCCTGTCTACCGTCATGAGCTTATTCATAGCCACCTCTGGGATCGAGAGGCGCACTACCTCTCTATGGAGACCGAAAGGCCTCTTCCTGTTTCGAAAGGGCATTTGGAACAGGATAAGGTCCCGGAGGGTTGGGAGCTACTTGAGGTAGATAAGTTGACAAAGAAGATGCGTGAGAACCTCCGATTGATTGGGCCCGAGTTTATCGCTTGTGCTTGGTCAGACCCTAAACGGGTTGGGGGGTTGGACAAATTCGATTACAAGGCTGAGGTTATTCGGACGGGTTCTGGTCCGTTCCTTGGCCATTGCAGGAGGCCGCTAAGGTGCTTGGCTGCCTTGCTGGGATTGTCTCCAACTAATACTCGGCGCTACCTCACCCCTAAGGTGAGGTGTCCGGTAGAGTGTTGGTGGAGGCGTAATCGGATTCGAGTGTGGCAACCAGTCAGTCCGGTTTTTCCGGTTACTGAATCGCGCACGGAGATTGGGGTGAATATGAGTTTGGGTGAGTGTCCTGTCTGTTACGAAGCCTCGGTCACTCGTGTGACCACTTGTGGTCATGGGTTTTGTCGAGTGTGTTCG